AAGCGCTACCTTGTAGACATGCGTAAGGACGGAACAACCGAGCGGTGCGAGCCATTTGAAATCAGCGGTTACGATCTGGCTGGCTCTGTGCGGATGTGGAGACGGACGCAAGCGCCTGCCTATCGTGGTAAGCCAGATAAGCCAGACATCCTTCAGGCGGATATTTGGGCGAAAGATGAGACGCACGCAATCAAAATTGCAAACGAGCACCGCACGCGCATGATTGCGTCTGGGGAGTGGCCGCATGATTAAGCAGATGATTTCGTTCACCGACCCACAGCGGCACTTCCTAAAGCGTGAGGCTAAGCGGCTTGGCATCTCCATCGCCGAACTGGTCAGACGCATCATCGATGCGCATATTGAAGCGCCACGATGACTGAGAAGGTGTGTAGATATTGCGGAGTCAGCAAGCCGCTTGATGCCTTCTTTAAAATCGGACGAACTACCGGAGAAAGACCGTCCCGTGGCGCGTATGGCTGCGTACCGGACTGCAAGCCCTGTATGTCGCACATCCGCAAGCCGTCTCTGGCAGATGAACGTAAGCAGCGCGCGAATCTTGATGCAGCTGGCTTGAAAAGCTGCAATGTCTGCAAAGCTATTAAGCCGCGTGCGGACTTCCCCAGGCGAAGAGCGTCGGCTGATGGGTTGTCGTGGACGTGTCGCATGTGCGCCAACGCCCGATCGGCAAAATGGAAACTGGCCCATCCGCATGCGTTCGCAGAGTGGTACGACAACAATCGAGAATGGAGGCGCCAGTGTTTTAAGCGCTGGCGCGAAGCCCATGTTGAATACGCTAGACAGTCGTATCGCACGTGGGCGAAGGCGAACAAGGGGCGGATCAATGCGATTGTCGCGAAACGGAATGCGATCAAGTTGGAGGCGACTCCACCATGGGCGGACCACGTCGCAATGCGAACGGTCTACAAGGAAGCGGCGCGGTTGACCGGCGCGACCGGCATTCGGCACGAGGTCGACCACATCATTCCGTTGCGACATCCGCGTATCTGTGGACTTCACATTCCGGCCAATCTTCAAATCCTCACGAGCGACCAAAACAAGCGCAAATCAAATCAGTTCCAAGCCGAACCGTCATAGAGTCCAGCGTCCGTGACTTGCCTATGAAGCACCGGCGCGAACGCGGCGCCTAATCCGCGTGTCTGGTCAGGCGGCGCATCGTCAGGATCGGGCTCGTCGTCAGCTGGCAACTGGGGAGGCAAATTCGACGACGGTGTCGCTGCGGCGGCCTGATCGCGCTTATCTAAAGCCGCGAGGCTAGTGTTCTGAACCTGCAAGTACGGCGTGTCGCCGCCCTTCACCGGCCCGAGATTGAGATCCGACCGCCCTTCATTTGGCTTTAACACGCCCGCGCCGACGCCCTTGCTGATGACGTCCATCATCGTGGCCGAATCCATCCACAACAGATCCTTGACGTTGAACTGTGTGCCGAGCCGCACACCGCCGATCTTGTCAGGGCTCAATCCGAGACCTTTGTCCATGACCTGTTCTAATGACGTCGAGAGCGGCTGAATGCATTGTGTGTAGTACTGAACGTTCAGCGCTTGGATGTTGTTGTACGGAGGCTGAGGACCGCCGACCAGATACCAGGGCACATGGAAGGCCACGGCAATCGCTTGCGAGGCGGCGAGCCACTGTTCATTGAGTTGGGATTTGTCCGCAGGCTGCGCGAGCGGGACATATGTCAGCCCATCGCCTACGACCGCGACCTTGCCGGCGTTGATCCCGCCAAACTTCGTTTCCCATTCAGCCTTGAGCCGATCCGCAGTCGTCGGGCTGATCGCACCTGGAGCCGTGAGAATGCCGCCTGGTTGCGAATTGTTGCTGAAAAAATGTGTGCTGTTGGTTTGAATACGCAGACCGAGGATCGCCGCAATGCCCGACGCATAGAGCGGCGAGATCCCCACTAATGGATGAAACAACGGGTTCATTAAGTCGTGAATGATCTCTCGTGCTGGCGCGATCAAGACGTCGTCGCCCTGCGCCGCAAGTGGATCCAGTTTCAACTCGTAGAACACGCTGCCGTCAGGTGCAATCAACGGGCGCACACGATTCGGATCCAGGACGTAGAGAGCAACCACTACGCCGCGCTGATCACGCTGTTTTAGTACAAACGTGTTGCCCGAGCTCAGCTTGCTAATAAGCCATTGCGTCAAGAATTGAAACGGAACTTGGTACCCATTGGGCGCCCTGAGAACTGGAGAGAATGCAGGATTCTCAGTCGTGATCCAAACATCGTCGTTCTCTTCTCTCACCAACTCGAGGCGCATCTTCGCCACATCTGAAGCGATGAGTGTCATGCACGCGAAAACGGTGGGGTGCGACAGAACGTCAACGATCGGCGTAGAAATATTTTGCTGCCAGGCTCCTGCGAATCCTTCTCTGACTATGGGGTACCAACCATTGCGGCTGTCTGGCGTCATCAGGCCATTTGGCGCTTTGGTTCTGGTGATCGAAAGCCCTAGGAAGTTCATGACTTTGATAAAATAGGCCCGTGGCTATGCCGCCAGAAGAACGCAAGCGACGATGCCGAGAGGCGAATAAGCGCTATCGGGAAACACACAGCGAGCAGTGCCGCGCCTACAGACAGGCTTATCAAGCCAAACGCAAGCCCACAGACAAACAGCGCGCACACCGTCGTGAATACATGACACGGTATTTGAAGGCGTACTACGAACTCCATAAAACCGAGCAACTGGCTATTCAGCACGCCAGGTATCACGCCGATATTGAAGCGGCTCGGTTGCGATCTCGGACGCGGAGTAAAAAGGCATATGCGATAGACCCGGCCAAGCAACTGGCTCGATCGCACAAATATCTGGCAACTGAAAATGGCCGCAATAAATTTCAGGAGCGCTACAAGGAGACTGTTCACGCTCGCAATAAGAGACTCCGTGAATGGAAACGCCGACATCCAGATCGAGTGAGCGTCGATCACGCTAGGCGTCGCGCCACTCGCATGAGTGCGATGCCACCGTGGACAAACGCAAAAGATATGCGCGCGGTTTATAAGCAGGCCCAAAGGCTGACGGCTGACACAGGCATTAAGCACCATGTCGATCACATCGTTCCCTTGCGAGGCAAGACCGTGTGTGGCCTGCATGTCGTCTGGAATCTGCAAGTTCTCACCGAAACCGAGAACTGCCGGAAATCCAACAAGCTGATCGCGGCCTGACGTCACTCTTCCGCCTGCAGATCGCGCCGCTGATACGTGGCCGCCGCTGTCTCGGTTTGTGCTTTGCGTGGACGCCCGCGAGACCGCTTCACCAAGCGTGGGGCGGCGCCGTGCGCGCGTTGTTCCTCTTCAGGCGCAAGGATCGCGAGGCCGCTTCGTTTCAACCCTGGCGATTCGGTCCAGTCCGCGACTAACCGATCGCCGGGCTGATAGGACTGGCCTTGAAACTCCAGCGGCTGCTGCACGATGAGTACGAAGGTATTGGCCATAAGCAACAACACCGGAGGCCCCGTTATGCCGGAGCCTCCGGTGGCTGGATTACGTAACCAGAGTTAAGCGGCCCACCGCACGTCATCCATCCAGACGACGGCCGTCGATCGCAGCTTCGCCCAGTTGATGTACCGCTCGCAGCGGATCGCCATGCTGTTGGTCTGGAACATCGACACCAGCGCGGATCCGGTCGGCCCACTCGGCGAACCCAAGGCACCCGTCTCCATCACCGGCTGATCGTCCATCTCGAGCGACGCTTCGCGCGAGATGTCCACCGTGAAGCCGCCATCGTCCGCCAGCGCGACCGACGGCGCATGCACCAGAAGCACTTTGTTGTTCGCCGGCGTGTGGCTGAACAACAGGTACTGCGAGGTGATGACCGGGATCCCCTGCCACGTCCCACCGCTCACATTGATGGTCGGGAAGGCGAGCGCGCCGAGCGAATCGCGCATCAGCGACAACTGCAACGCGACGGTGTTCGGCATGATCCAGACGCACTCGGCGACGTTGAGGTTGTTGCCGATCATCGCGTTGAAGAACTGCGCGATGTCCGTCGTGACGTTCGCCAGTGACGTGCCGCTGTCGTTCAGATTCGTCACGCCGTTCGTGATCGAGGCCGGCGAGACGTTGGCGACCGCCGCTTTGCTCGGATCGACGAAGTCGATGTCCATCCGCTCCTGCAACGCCCTGGCGATTTCCCGACGCACCATCTGCTCCGCAGACGGCGAGGAGAAGCGTGCGAGTTCATCCGTGATCGAGATGATCGCTGCGACCTTCGCCCAATACAGATTCGTCGAAAACGTGCCGAAGCGGGTCAGCGGCTTGGCCTTCCCCTCACCGACCCAGTACCCCGTCGCGCCCGAGTTTTGCCCGGTGATGCGCGTGTTGAACGGCACCGACGTCAGACCAGGAATCCGCCCGAGCAGCGTCTGCGGGCGCAACCAGTCAACGAATTCCGACGAGGGCGTCACATTGACCAGCGGCTTGGCGAAGAGGTTGTCCTGCGTACTACCGGCGGCGATGTTGTCCTTGATCAACCACTGAATCCGAGGATTGTCCGGATAGTGGGTCTTCGCGAGTTCCAGCGCGGACACGCCGTGCTTGAGCGCCGCCATGCGGCAAATGATGTAGCGGGCGAATTCGATTCCTGGCTCCAGGTTCGACTTCACTTCCACGCGAGAGACGTTCTGGCGCGAGGTGTCTCGGACGTCGACATCGGCCGCCTTTGCATAGACGGGACGCGCGAGCGCGGCCTGTGCGGCTTCCTTCGCCTTGAGCCGTGTCACTTTGCCGGTGAGCGCTGTCACCGTCTCGGTCAACGCATCACGCTCGTGGAGTTCGTCGGCTTCGAGCGTGCCATCGGCGCCTTCGCGTGTATCGAGTTCGTCGAGGCGCGCGGACTTCGTGGTGAGTTCGGCAATCGCCGCGGTGACCTGTTCGGAGATGTTCGGAGTCATGCGCGCATCCTTCTGCGTGCAACGGCCCACGTCGGCAGGCGAGGAAGTGGAGCGCCGCGCATCAGCGCCCGACAGGGCAGATGCCGACACAGATTTAATGAAGGCGATCGAGGCGTCTTGATTTGCGGGAATCGTCACCGCCGAGAGTTCCAACCATTCCCACTTCAGAAACCGCTGGCCGCCCCACGGATCTTTCGGGTTGAGCGGTTCCATCTCGAGCGCCTTGAATCCGATCGAGAGCCCGCGCACGAGCCCCGCTTTGATCAGTGTCCAGGCGCGATCGATTTCAGGGAGGCCGATGTTCTTGGCAATCTGCGCGCGAATCTTGATCCCGCTCTTCGTCACCGTGGCGCTGAGGACATGCCCGATCGGCTGATCAGGTTTGTGCTGCCAGAGCAACGGCATCGGCAGCTTGAAGACGGCCCCGGCCGACTCGATCACGTCGCCGACGCGATCCACTTCTGGCGTGGACGCGGTGCCTTCAATGAGGCGCTGATCCTCGTCGACCGACTTGAGCGTCAGGAGGCTATAGGCGCGCTGATTCACCGTAAGCGTAAGGCTACGGTCAACAGGCGGCTAGTCTGTATTTTTAGGTTTTTTTGCCAGTTCTCGGCGGATCACTTCAGGGACGCTCACGTCTTCACGGAGGGCTTGCCGGCAGTATTCGTCCAACTGTCGAGATGGGAGGGTCAAGGTGACCTTTGAGGACGGATCGTGTGGATCCAGGGCGGGACGTCCTGCCATTACTGGGCTCCCCCAAGAATGATCATGTCGTACGTCGGCAGCTTTACGGAGTTGTTGCGCTCCATGACATCGATCGCCATAACCAGGGCCGCCACGCCGTCGATCCGTTCCGTGCTGACCTTCTTGGAAATTTTCAGGTTCCCTGTGGCATCGGTTTCCACTGATACGTTACTGACGCACCAGCGCAACACCGGATGACCGTCATGTCTGAGCGTGCGCGAGAGGATGGCCTTCTCGAGTGCCTTCGTTGGCGCTGAGAGGCTCGAGAAGCCCTGCCGCATAGGCACACAAGTAAAGCCGTCCTGTTCACTGAGGCGGGTCACGAGATCGGTCGCATTCCACGGGTCATATGCGAGTTCGCGAACATCAAACTCCGCGCTCCAGTCTTTCAGTGACTGGCGGATGTACTCGTAATCGACCACGTTGCCTGGTGTCGCCGTCAGAAAACCGTCTCGCGACCATTGGTCGTACGGAACACGATCCCGTGTCACGCGTTCCTTAATCGAGTCCTTCGGGACAAAAAATTCCGCCAAGACATCGAACCCGTCGTCATCAGGGAACACGCCAACCTTGGCCGACAAGTCCTTCGTGCTGGACAGGTCAAGGCCCACGTAACAGCGACGGCCTTTAAGCGATGAACGATACTCAGCGCGCGTCATGCGGAGACCACGCAGCACGCATCCCACGCCGGCATCTGGATCCAGCGCGACGCCTGCTCCGTCCACTGATTGAGGTACAGCCGCCGAAAGACGTTTTCCTGGGCTGGGATTTCCTTGGCCCGCGCAGCAGCAATGCGCATTTCCTCGAGGCTGCGGAAATCACCGAGTGCCGGGTTCGCTTTCTTCCACACCTTTTCGTCGGTCCAGTCTGAATCAATGGGCGCTTCAAACAAGAGCGGCAGAAATGTGGGGTCCAAAGACGGATTCTCGTGCACCTTCATCGCGTGCGAATAGAGTTCCCAGAGGATGGAATGCCGATCAAAACCAGCCGTGCTGATCGCGAGCGTCAGCGGTTGCGATCTGGCGCCTTGCGACGTCGTCAGCACATCCCAGAGTTCGCGACTCTCGGCCGCGTGCAGCTCGTCGTAGATCACGACGGAAGCGTTAAACCCATGTTTGGAATAGGCTTCCGCGCTGATGGCGCGGTAAAAGCTGCCGGACTTGCGATGGATGATGCGCTTCTGGGAATCGACAATCTCGACCTGGGCGAAGAGTTCCGGATCGTTCCGGATCATCTGCGCCGCCACGTTGAACACCAGCGACGCCTGATCCTTGTCCGCAGCGGCGCTGTAGACTTCCGCGCCGATCTCGCCGTCAAAGAGCAGGAAGTACACCGCGAGCGCGGCGGCCATCTCCGTCTTGCCGTTCTTCCTGGGCAGCATCAGCAGACAGGTCCGGTACTGGCGCCGGCCGTCCTTCCGCGTCTTGAACAATCGTTTCAGGATGGCGACTTGCCACGGACGCAGATCGAACGGCTGGCCGGCGAACGGGCCTTTCGTGTGGGTGAGTTGGTTCACCAGGCGGATGGCGCGCGCGGCGTGCGTTTCGGTCTTCATACGCGCCACCGTCGCCTGGCCTGACAGAATCGAGCAGACCAGCGCCACCAGTGTGGACAGCCGTTATTCCCGCCACAGGTCCAGAGGCGCCTACGCACAGACGGCCTCGCCGACCTTGACGGCCGTCTGGCCGGTGAAGACTTCCCAGCGATCGATAATGCACTGGCAACACGCTGGCGCAATGTCCATCGCGTAGCAGCGCCGTCCGAGTTGTTCTGCAGCGATCACTTGCGGGCCAGTCCCTGCGAACGGGTCGTACGCGATCTCTGTAGGCAGGAGATGTTTGATGATCGGCGTGCTGAATAATCCGACCGGCTTCGGTGTCGACTGGTTGAACTCTTTCCGCTCAGCCTGCGTCACCGACGCGATCTCCCAGACCGTCGTCTGCGTGCGCTCCCCTTTACCGAGTCCGTAGTCTGGGGGCTGATGCCCCTCT